GTAAGGTTGGTTCTGGCATCTGCCGCTGTTGTGCCGCCCGTACCGCCATTAGCCACCGCCACAGTCCCGGTGACATTAGATGCCGTGCCCGTGGTGTTTTGGTTTAAGGTTGGAATGTCTGAGGCTACGATCAATCGAAATACAGGCACACCATCAGCGCCATTGGGTGCGGCTAAAAAATACTTTGCTGTTTTGACAGCGTAGGGGTTAAGCGTGTCACCGTAAGCTGACGATAAGCTAATGGCAGGGGTAGCGCCACCAGATGATGCAACTGGGGAAGTTCCAGATACCGATGTGACTGTGCCCGATGTCGGTGTTGTCCAAGTAGGCGTAGCGCCAGCGCCAGCAGAGGTTAAAACTTGCCCAGATGTGCCCTGACTGCCATCAAAACTAGTTATGCCCGTAACACTCAAATCAACAAAACTGCCATTTTTCGGGGTTGTTGCACCAATGGTAATGTTGTCCATCGTCCCGGCATTTGTAGGCGCAATCTCTACCGATCCCGTTCCGGATGGTTTCATGTGTACATGGCCCGTACCCGTTGGACTTATGTCTACTTGGGCATTTGTGCCGTTAATGTTTGTTGAAACATTTAACGAAAGATTGTCGCCGCCGCCAGCCCCCATGTTGATCTGGGTTGTCCCCGCTGAATTTTTAAGGGATAAACCAGCCGAATTTGTAGCTTGTATGGTTGCTGTTGTTAGGCTTGTTAGGCTTGCCGTTCCCCCAGTAATAGCCACCGCATTGGCATTTTGCGTTGACATTGTGCCCAAACCGCTAATATCAGTATTGCTTAACGACACTTCACCCGTGCGCCCAGCTACCGAAATTACCAATTTCTCAGCGGGTAGGGTTACAAATACGTCTTTTGTCCCGTCTGTCAGGGTCAGCTTAGACCCGCCAGCGCTTGAACTAATGACAGTATCCCGGCTAAGTGTCCCCGCCGTATACGTGCCAATGCCTACCTCCCATTGGGTAGTGCCTTGGATTGTGTAATACGTGGTGTTGCCGTTGCCAAGCGCTGAAAAGCCTTGAAACCCCGTAACCGCCCCATCCAGCGTTAATGTGCCTGATCCTGTTGTGGTTGTGGTTTCCCGCACCCGGTCAAGAAGAACCAGACTCATGTGATCAACTCTACACCCGCTGCTCTACCATCTGGGCCTCTGACAATCCGCTTGGGTGCGGTTATAGCTTGCATGACCCCGGTGATCTGTCCCAGCGTCTGCCCGTGCATATCGGCTAGGCGGTTAATTGCCTCGCTCATGCCATCCCCAAGGGTTGCATCAATTTCCTCTGCCGCCGCCAATTGTGCGCTTAATGCCGCTTGGTCTAGCCCTGCCTTTGCGCCAATCTGGACCACCATGATCCGCGTAGCCGCATCAAGTTCGGCTTTCCAGCGGTCATATTCCTCGCGGCCTTGCATCTCTCGGGCTTTGATTTGCAATTCTTGGTTAGCCATAGCTTGTTGGAATTGCTCTTTCATCTGCTCAAGCTGCATATCCGCTTGGGTTTTGGCTTGTTGCATCTGCATTTCAAGCTGGGCATTAGCCTGTGCCAATTGCATCTCGGCTTGCATTTTCATCTGCTCACCTTGCGCTTGGGCTTGCATCCGCATCTGCTCGGCCTGTTGCTCTGCTTGCATCTTCATCATTTCGGGATTTTGCGGGGGCTGTGCCATAGCCTGTTGCGCTTTAACCTGTAGCTGTTTCATGGCCTGTTCAATGGCGCTTTCCAACCCACGCCCAGCGCGGTATCGGCGCACCATAAACAAAAGCATTTCAGAGGCCATCGGCAACAACTCGGGCGCACCTTGCACCATCGGCAAAGTGTTTTGCAAAAACCCACCGATAGCGCCAATCGCCTCTTGTGCGTTTTGCTTTTCGGCTGCGTCATCAATCTGGGCAAGGGAATCGCTTTCCACAGTTATGTGGTAATCCCGAATTGTCCCGCTGGACAGCATCTGGATGGCGGCTTGCAACAATTGCGGGTCTTGGCCCTCTGGAGTATTCATCACCCCAGACATTTCCACAATCAACTCAGGCGGGTAAAACTTACAGATAACTTGCGCTTTGAGTTTGAATATGTCGGACGCAAACCGAGCCACATCGCCTTGGGCACTCTTTAACCGCAAGCTGCCAAAGTTGGCTTTTAGCTGTTGAGCACCCAGAGTTTCTTGGGCTTTGCTTGCGCCCCGCAAAATGTCGCTGATCCCGCAAATCTCATAAATGATCTGCTTGACCTGTTCCCGCGCCCCGTATAACTGCGCCAGCGTAGCAACGATCTGAGTGGTGTCCATCATATTGATAGCACCCTTCAGACCGCCCTTTTCGCTCATTGCGGCCCAGCCCGTCACGGGGAATAGCTTGTTGTCCACCCCTTCGGTAAACAATCGGCCCAGTTCTTTAAACTCGGCGTTAAACACACCCACGGCCTTGCAAGCCTTGGTCAGCAAGTAAATACGCTGGGTCAGGTTATCGAGTTCTTGCGCTTGGTCTTCATACTGACAGTAGTCCGGCACGGGGATCATTGTCCCGGTGGTGGTAGTTGCCAGCAAAGGCCGAGGGCATGGGAAGAATTCTTCTAGTTCCAGCGGGTCATCACGCTCATCCAAAGCCTGTGGATAACCCTTGGCAACCCAGCACACTTTCATAGTGCGCTTGTTCCAAATCTCGTATACCTTGGCTTTTTTGTCGTAACCCTGTTTGGCAGTCTGGGGGTTCTTGCCGTCCATGTCTGTGTTTTCGGAGGTCATCCCCACGTTTTTAAACACATCCCCAAAGCGCTCTGTGCCCTCTTCTTTGGTCATGTAGACCGCACGGGCCACCCACCAGACCTCATCCCATGTACGGGCGGGGCTGTGGATAAAGTCGCACCAATAGACGTAATCAATAGGGCTGTGCGCCGCATCGATCTGTTCTATTTCCTCGGCATTGCTGATGGTTGCGCCTTCATCGGCCTCAACTTCACCCATGTACTCGGTAGGCTCTGGCCCGGTAATGATCGGCTCGTAGCGAATCCATGCCGTGCCCCGTCCCGGTAGCAATCGGTCTTGCACCGCGCCTTGCATGGCAGCGTCAAAGTCCCCAAATTGGGTAACCTCGTACTCCATGACGCGCTCAAGCATTGTCGAGGCCAAACGGCCTACGGGGTCTTGATCCATGTAGCGCCGAGATACCTCGGGCTTGGCTTGTCTGCCATACAGCGCTGGAAACAGCACTTGAATGTTAGACCAAAGGATATTGAACTTCATGCGCGGCATCTCTACCGCATCGCGTTCATCCCTATAGCGTTTGACTACCTTGTGACCGCGCTTTTCCCATTTATCAAAAATCTTGGTAGCTTTTTCGATCTGGTCATGCCAAAACGGGCCGGGGTCTTCCCCCTCGTATGCGTCTTCGTAGGAAGCCATCAGCTACCCGCTGCAAAAAAGAATGTCACATCTAAAGCCGTGCCAGCAATCGTGGCATACAGGCTGACACCCACGTTTGCAGGGAATCGGTGAAACCCAATCGCCGGGGTAATCGTGCCAGACATAACCTCACCACCCGCGCCGCCGTTGCGTAGCACCAATGTGCCAATCGTGGTGCTGTTGACGTAAAACCCAATCAACTGACATGGGCCGGGAGTGACCGCGCCCGTTGCTGTGATGTTTTTGTATCCACCTACTTCTGCTACTGGCTGGCTCATATTCTCTGCTCCTGTCTATATTCAGTCTCAAAGTCCCACAGTTCATCAAGTGTGATGGTTTGTAGGGTCTTGCCCTTGGGCGGTCTTTCGTCTTTAGCCTCGGCTTTATAGGCTACTGCTAACATTCTAAAGGCATCTGCGGGGTGCGAACACCAGTCATGGCGTGGATTTTGTCGAAAAGCCTTTTTGTCCTCATCATATTCCCGCTGATATTGTCTCAGCGCCTCAAGCCCCTCATCACAGCTTGGGTCAAACCAGCACCGAGGTAGCACCATCCGCACCGCTTGGATGCCGTCTTGCACCCCAATCTCGGGAACAATTGCCAGCTTGCTCATGCCCAAATGCTCGGCTAACTGCTCAATGATTGACTTTCCACCGCTTGCCAAGGTCTTGGCCCGTGCGTCATGGGGTAACCAATGCCGGGTGTACATATACCCTTTGTCAATCACGGCTTGGCAAATTTCCTCAATGCTGGCCCCGCTAACCGCATAGTAGTCCATAACCCTGATCTCGCCCCTGACCACTTGGTAAAACCAAATAGCCGTGTCATCGCGGTAACCCAAGTCCCAAGCCGTGTAAACCGGGCTTTCTGGCTCAAATGGCAACTCTTTGATGCGGCCCTCTTCATCCACCCGGCGCATTTCTAACCCGTAAAACGCCCCCAGAATGGCGGCATCAAATGAGCATTCATATTCTTGGTCATACTGATCTTGGCTCAATTGCTCTCGGGCGGCTCTTAATTCTGTGTCCGGCAATAGCTTAGATGCCGAGGCTGGCAGTCTTAATAAAAACCAATCTGGCGTTGCTTGACTGACCCTGTATATGTCATGAAACTGGTTTTTACCCTTAGGTGTGCCCCCAAACACC